GATTAATACTGCTGCTGGATCACTTGTAGTGGAATTAATGTTGCCTCAAGTTTTGTCTACTGGAACTAATATTGCAATAGCAGCATTAGATAGTGGTGCAGCAACTAATACAATAGAAGCTAGACAACAAGGATTGAGCACACAACCAGCAGTAAGTGTATTTATAGCAAATGCATTAGTTGGTGGAGCTTCAGGCATTAATAACTTTACTCCTTCTGTTGTGAATAAAATTGCATTTAACTATAACAGCGCACCATTGGCAATAACATGTGCACTTAATGGTGTTATAGGTGCTGTATTAGGAACACCGACATCTCTACCTACTATTTCCAGAATGACTATTGGATCTGGAAGAAACAGTCTAATTAATGGATATGTGAGGAAGATAAAGTATTGGCCAAGAGCAGTTAGTGATATTGAACTACAAGCAGCTACAACTTAATGGAGGCGCGGAGATGAGTGATTCACAACAGCCAGCAGATCCTAACGCAATTGTGCAGTATCTCACTAATAATGATGGAACTCTCCAGAGTCTTAAGAAAGCGCGCGGCCCTATTCCACCAGCTCTACAGCAGCAAGTAGCTGATGCAATTGCTGCGGCAGAAGGTGATGATGATCCAGATACTACAGCAGAGACTGCACTAGCGGAAGTTTTGGCCCAGCAGCCAGATTTTGTGTATCTCTCCATTACTGGAACTTACTACTTAGGGAAAGCAGCTAGACATAATGGAGATTGCACTGTTGTAACTCCATCTGAGGCATTAGTAGGTATCTTGGAGAGATATGGAGAGACAGAAGTGGATGTGGCTAGAGATCTTATTATTCATGCTAGTAATGCTATGGGAATTACCTATGATCCAGTGCTGAGAGACAGTGTGGATGCGGCGACCTCTTAGGAGTAGAGTAGATGACAGAAAGTAACAAGTCTCAGGTTCCTCTTAATAAGGCTTCTACACTTCCAGCAAAAGGAGATCGCGCCCCCGCTCCAGACTTTACTCTAGAGAAAGAGTCAGTTCCTCCAGTTAACAGAGATGTTCCTTATGTCTCTCAGGAAACTAGACTTCTAAATTGCACTATGGGTAACTGGGATGGAGAGCCTACAGCTTATTCTTATAGATGGACTGTAGGCGGTGAGGTATATCTACCATCTGATACTTCTACTTACCTTGTTGTAGCAGAAGATACTGGTAAGACTGCTAGTTGTATAGTAATAGCTACTAATGCTGCTGGTTCTACAGAAGCTCCTCCATCTAATGAGGTAGTAATAGCTCCTTATGTAGATAATACTCTTCCTCTTACTCCTAGGGAAACTCTCCAATCAGTAGAAATGAAGTATTATATTAATAAACGTGGACACTCTTATGCGGCTACTAAACCAGAACAGCCTCAAGATCAGAGAATACTATTTCCATCAGAAGATGCTATTAGACACATGAGTCAAGATTCTGCTGGTAACCCTATTGATCCTCTATTTGAGCCTGCTGCGCCTACGACTACCTCTACAGGAGTGCAGAACACTACTACTGCTGCTTCCGGCGGAAATACTAGAGTAAGTGGCGGAGGAAGGAAATGAGTGGATCTGTTAATCCTACTGGTCCATTTCCTCCGTCTGGTAATGCCAGAAACTATGGAGTTAATTTCTTCATTTTCTCCACTAATACCTATCCTATGCAGATGATAGCTGCTACTACTGACATTAGGAGTGATCCTCCGCAATTCCAGTATATTCCATTTCCATCTCAAGGGCTTATGGATTATTTTGACTATCTGCTAGGAGCCTCTTCTTCTACTACTCCACAGCAGTGGACTGATTGTATTGAAGACTCCTTTATGGCTGGAACTAATGGAACTGGTGGAGCTATGGTATTTCCAGCGTAGAAGAGGGAAAGAGGGAGGCTACAGTGGCTTATGGAATTGACCAGTTTATCTTTGTAACTGCGCGCCAACAAATGTATTATAACACTACTGGAACTCTCTTGAATCTCTTCGAGGATCAGTTTCTAGTATCTGCTAGTGATGGACTTCTAGCTTACTTCACTCCTATTGCAGAGAATACAGTAGAGGATATTAGAGATTGTTATGATGGAGCTTTCTATAATGGAACTGCTGCACTAGGAACTGGCGGTCCATATAATGGATAGTCTTCTTTTTCTAGAAGATATTATTATTCCTGGACTCTCAGGGTTGGAGAGACTTAGTAGGGGCGCGATCCTTAATTCTACTGTTGCACAACGCTTTATGTTAACTATTGCACTACAGGAAAGTGGCCCTAAGTTAGAAGCTAGATATCAAAGATATCCATCTATTACTCCCGGACCTGCGAGAGGCTGGTGGCAATTTGAGCAAGGTGGAGGTGTTTACGGTGTGCTCAATCATCATGCTACTTCTTCTATTGCAAGAACTATTTGTAAGGAGTTTTCAGTAGATACTAATGTAGCTGCTGTATGGAGGACATTGGAGGGCCATGATCTCCTATCTACCATGTTCGCGCGCCTACTAATCTACTCTGATCCAGAGCCTATTCCAACTAATGCAGAAGCTGGTTGGGACTACTATCTACGAACTTGGAGACCAGGTGCTCCACATGAAATTACCTGGCATCCTAACTGGTCTATAGCTGCTGAAACAGTAGGTATTTCTGTGTGAGAACCAAAGATGGCAATAGATAAACAGCAAGTAAAGGAGTTACTAGGGAATGGACTTCCTGTTTCGGTTGTCGCTAGTGCTGTCGGTTGCACTGACTCCTATATTACTCAGTTGTTGGCAGATGAAGAGTTTTCAGCGGAAGTTGCTAGGCTTAGAGTAGTAGCACTACAGGCTAATAATCAGAGAGATGGAAGTATTAATGGAATAGAGGATACCCTGATTAGTAAACTGAAAGAGGGAGTAGAGAGTGGATTCTTCTACAAACCAAGAGATCTACTACACGCCTTTGCAGTTGTCAATGGTGCTAAACGCCGCGGCACGGTTAATGCGGACAGTGCGACGCTGCAAAACACTACCGTTATCAACCTCACAATACCAGCTGCTGTTGCTAGACGTTTTACAATTGATAGTAGAGGAGAAGTCCTCCAAGTTGATGAACAGACCTTAGTTACTATGCCTACAGGTCAGCTTCTTTCTTCAGTAGGAAGTAGAACAGGAAGAGAGGAGAAGTATAGAGAGATTAAGAATCGGTTAATGCATGATGTGAGAGATAGAGGAGATGAGAATGTCTCTTAAGGAAATGAAAGAGAAGGAGATTGAGAAGGCGCGCGATCTCCTTTCTACCCTTTCTACACTCCTACCTAAGAAGAAATAATGCCACGTAATACTACTCTTGGTGTAGAGGGTGGATACAGTGGACGAGATGATCGCTACTGGGACGATAAACTTGGTATTAATGACTCTCTACACAAGCAGATAATTGACGAAGATGCAGAGGCTGCTAAGAATGCCGCGTCCTTACATAGTCTAAGCTTTGATGCAGGAGAAGTAAGAGCTCTTGCAAAACAAGATCTTAACTTTCTAGCTGGTCTAGCTATACCTACAGTCTTTGAGCATGAATTTCCTCCTATTCACTTAGCTATATGGGACTTCCTACTACAAAATGTCGCTAAGATACATACTAGTCCTAAGCTTGCTGTTGGTATTCCTAGAGGTCATGGCAAGACTACTCAAATTAAGCTATTCATCCTTTACTGCATTCTCTATACTCGTGTGCGCTTTATTCTGGTTACTTGTTCTACTGAACCACATGCAATGAATGTATTGGCAGATGTGGAAGATATGCTTAATGAGCCTAACATTATTGCTACTTATGGTGATTGGAAGTTGGGTCTTGAGACTAATACTAAGGGAATTAAGAAGTTTGGATTTCTCGGACGGAACATCATTCTGGCAGCAATTGGAGCGGAGGGATCACTACGAGGACTTAACTTAAAGAATGAACGTCCGGATATTATGATCTTTGATGATATTCAAACTAAGGAGTGCTCAGAGAGCTTTACTATGTCCGGCGCGCTTGAAAGGTGGATGATAGGAACCGCCATGAAAGCTCGCTCTCCAAGAGGCTGTCTCTATGTATTTCTCGGTAATATGTATCCTGGACCTAATAGTATTCTACGGAAGCTACGGGATAATCCTACTTGGATTAAGTTTGTATCCGGCGCAATCTTGGCAGATGGAAGTGCTATATGGCCTGCTCTTAGGTCTATTGACTCTCTTATTGATGAATTTGACAATGATATTAGTATGGGTCATCCGGAGATTTTTCTATCTGAGGTAATGAATGATGTTGAGGTGGGGATTAACACCTCTACTGATCTAGCTCAGATTAAAGTATGGCCTTGGAAAGCTCATGAATTACCTCAAGGGAAGTTCATTATAGTAGATCCTTCTTCTAATAAGAAAGGTGGAGATAATGTAGCTATTGGGCTGTTTGAAGTTTATGATGCTACTCCTGCACTTAAGCAGGTAAGTGAGGAGAGGTTAAGTCCAGGGAATACTATTAGGCGCGCGCTCCTGTTAGCTCTGGAAAATAAAGTTAGGTTAATAGCAGTTGAAAGCACTGCATTTCAGTATACTCTACTCTATTGGTTTGAACAGATTTCACAGCAGCTAGGAATAGATGGAATTAATTTTGTTCCTATCTATACTGGCTCCTACAGTAAGAACAGTAGAATAGCTGATATGCTTAAGAAGCTAACTCAGGGAGAGCTAGTTCTACATGATGATGTTAGAAACAGAGTAGTTCATCAAATTGTTAACTGGAATCCTATGAAGAGAGATAATGTAGATGATATTCTAGATCTCCTAAGCTACAGCGATAGAGTAATGGAACTCTATGGTATGGAGATGATGACAGATATAGAGGCATTTGTAATTGAGAGTCATATCGGAGATACTGACGTTGATGCTCCGAATTACGCCTTTTAAGGAAGCAGAATGCCACCTCCAACGCAGTTAGTTATTAAAGAAGATAGCGATCAAGAGAGAGCAGTAGTTCACTATGCTTCTCGTGCTCAAGAGATGCTGCTTAATCAGTTCAGTATGAGGGAAGTCTTAGCTGAAGCTGATAGACTTTATATGAGAGAGAAGAACTGGACACAAGAGGAATGGAATGCGCGGCTAGCTAATAAGTATGGAGATGCACATAAGTTCCGGGATGTAACTGTTCCTATTGTTATGCCGCAAGTGAAGAGTGCTCTAGGGTATATGACTAATGTCTTTCTAACTGGCTACCCAATTTTCGGAGTTACTGCAAGTCCGCAGTATGAAGATGCAGCCATGCAGCTTGAGTCTATTATAGCAGAGAATCAAGAGACTGCTATGTGGGCGCGCGAGCTAATGATGTTCTTCTCTGACGGCCTTAAATACAATATTCATGCAGTGGAATGTGAGTGGGAATCTAGAGCAGTTTATAATATCACTAGTGATATCTCTCAACCAAGTGGCGCGAAGCCTAATAAAGTCACTTGGAAGGGTAATGTAATCAAAAGAATGGACTTATATAACACCTTCTGGGATCCTAGAATAGCTCCAGCAGATATGTGTAGGAAAGGAGAATTTGCAGGCTATAATGATGTATGCACACGAGTCCAATTAATGGACATGATAGAGTCACTTAAGGCCAGCGCGGCCATATCACAATCTACTATTGATCGTTGTATTACTAGCTCTCCAGCAGCTGGTGTTACTAGTGCTGGTATTGGACCTTACTCTTACTATGTTCCTCTAATTAATCCTTATCCAGCAATGCTACAGAACCGCTCTCGTGCATTCGACTGGATGAGTTGGGCTATGAATGTTCCATTTATGCAAGGCGGAGAAACAAATTACGCTAATGCCTACATAATTACTAAACTCTATGCTAGGATAATTCCCTACACTATGGGCTTTAATGTTCCAGAGCCTATGGTGCCTCAGGTGTGGAAGTTTATTGTAGTTAATGGAAAGGTAGTTCTCTATGCTGAGAGACAGAGTAATGCTCACAATATGCTCCCTATCTTCTTCGGTCAGCCGTTGGAAGATGGGCTTAACTACCAAACTAAAAGCTTTGCATACGATGTGGAGGATATGCAGCAAGTTGCTTCTGCCCTCTGGAACGGCTTCATTGCTAGTAAGCGAAGGCTCGTTACCGATAGAGTCATATATGATCCACTGCGGATCAGGAAAGACGACATTAATAGTTCAAATCCATCTGCTAAAATTCCTGTCAGACCAGGAGCTTACGGAAAGCCAGTTGGAGAGAGTGTCTACCAATTCCCTTATCACGACGAGAATGCTTCATCGTTTATTCAAGCAGCGGATCTTATTACGAAGTATGCTAACCTCATAAATGGACAGAACCCTGCACAACAGGGACAGTTTGTGAAAGGGAATAAGACTAAGCATGAGTATGAAGATGTAATGGGTCACGGCAATGTAATGAATCAAATGATGGCTATTATGACAGAGAATCAGGTATTCACGCCGCTGAAGCAGTGTATTAAGCTTAATATTCTACAGTTTATGGATGACTCTACTGTCTATAATAAGAACCAGCAGCAAGATGTAGAAGTTAAGATGGATGTTATTAGGCAAGCTGCTATTAACTTCAAAGTAAGTGATGGTATTATTCCAGCAGATAAGTTGATGAGTGAGGATGAATTTGCTAATGCACTGCAAGCGATAGCCAGTAGTCCACAGATAGGTCAAGGCTATAATATAGCTCCTATGTTCTCTTACATTATGAAGACTAGAGGTGCAGATCTCACTCCATTTGAGAAACCACAAGCTCAGGTGCAATATGAACAACAAATGCAAGCTTGGCAACAGGCAGCAGCTCTCGCAGCACAGAAAGGAACTGCATTTAATACTCCTATGCCACAGCCGCCTCAAGTTCCACCTAATCAAACTTCTGGAACTACTCCAGGACCCGGAAATGCTACTAACGGAACTACAGCGCCAGGAAGCAGAACTATCGCTCCAGGCCCTAATACAGGCGCTACAAACAGCAATGCACTCATGTCAACGCCTCCAGCAGGAACTGGAGATTAGCTATGAAGAAGTATTATGTTTACGTTATGGCTAATTGCAGCAACACATTGGATGTTACTGCATGGAGTAGAGAATCAAAGTTATTGGGTTAACATGGAACAAGTTACTACTTTGCGGCGACCTAATCCTAGAGATTTAGAAAAAGGTTTTGTCAAAGGAGTGCAATGTATAGTTACTATGAATGATGGAAAGTTTGTATCAGTTACTGAGACTTGTGAGGTAGTCTATCAACTTATTGCAACTGGAAAGTGACTGATGAGCACTACAGAAACTAATAGCTTTACTTCTTACTCTTTCAGTAAAGAAGAGTATCCTCTAGCAGTTACTTTCTCTGAGCTTCAGCTACAGCATATTCAAACCCAGCTAGCTCTCTACGCGGAACAGAAGATAAGCATTAGTGCAGAGACCTATGTTAGTCCAGAGATGTTTGTTAGGAATCATGAGTATCATAGAGGTCTATGTGATGGAATGAGGTTTCTAATAGAACTACATACTGCGTATAGAGATAGTAGGACTGAGGAAGAGCAGAAAGTAGCTGCTAGTCAAGAAGAAGATTGGATGTCAAAAGTTCAGAACAGAATGAGGGATGAAGATGGGACTCCTTGATATCATTAATGGCTTTCGTGGCGGCGCATCTGTTAATCCAGCAACAGCGCCAGTAGCAGCTGATAGTGGGGCCGCGCTCACTAATACTACTGTTCCATCAAGCTCAACTAAGGGGAGTGATGGAAGTGTCCTTGCAATGCCGTCTACACAAGATAATAAGGGAGCCGCGGACCCACTAGATGGCTATAAAGATCTATGGCTTCCTAATACTACTAAAGATGCAGCTGGAAACAATGTTCCTGTAAATACTACTAAGCCTACTATGACACCTATTATGAACATTGATTCTGCTAAGATATTAGAGTCCGCGCGCCAACTGGACTTTACTAAAGGTATGAACCCTGAGCTTCTCTCCAAAGCTGGAAAAGGAGATGTAGAAGCTCTAGCTACTATCATTAACACTGCTACTCAGAATGCTTATGCACAAGGAGCTATGGCAACTGCTGGTATTGTGCAGTCTGCTATGACATTGCAGGAACAGAATT